AATTATATTAGTACACACAGTACTATTAATAGTATCGCAGTTGTAACCGGGGATATTGTGCACAGTAAATTAGAAATGTCTCCGGAATTGATTCGCATGTTAACAGAGTTTTTTAACAGATTTGATATTCCTACAATTGTTATTCTAGGAAATCATGACATGAATCTAAATAATTCATATCGTGAAGACGCATTGTCGCCAATATTGGATATGATAAATAATCCGAATATATTTTTCGTTAAACAGAATGGATTATTTGAATTTGCTGGAATAACATGGAATCATATGGCAGTCGATGTTGCTCCGGCTAACTATATTAAAGCAGCTGATTTTAATGCAGCATACAGAAAAATTGCTTTACATCATGGCGCGGTTCATTCTGCAAAAACAGATATTGGATATGAAATTTCAAATGAGCATGTAACAACTGAACTATTTAATGGACATGATATAACGTTATTAGGTGATATACATAAACCGAACCAGATATTACAAAAATATAAATATGAAGAGATTGAAGTTGATGAAAGTGATGTTGATGAATATTTAAAAAATGGTTGGCAAATAAAATAATGTTTTTGTTGTATTAGACATATTTATTAGAAAGAGACTAATACAACATAATTAATATGGCAAAACAAACAAAAATATGTGAGGAATGTAAAAAAGAATATTCAACATTCAACTTAAAACAAAAATTCTGTAATAGATCGTGTTATGCAAAAGCCGATTCAAGACGTAAAAAAGAAAAATATGAAAATGAACCACATCACAATATCGGACGAAAAGCTTCTGATTCCGAACGCAAAATGCGAGCAACCCGAACTGCGGAAACATGGCAGAATGATGAATTTCGTAAAAAACGATTAGACGGTTTACAAAAAGCTCGAGAAAATAGTGAATACCCAATTGGATGGTCACCTGCAGCAATTAAAAAACGTAATAAAACAATTAAAGCGATTGGCGTACATAATTTATCGGGAAAGTATGGAACGCGTCAATGCGATAAAACATTTATTGAAAGATATGGAATGACTTCGCATGAATATCGAAATAAAATATTACAAGATGTTAAACAAACAAAACCAGAAATAGAAGTGTTTGAAATATTAACAAATAATAAAATAACATTTGAAACACAATATGAGTTTAAAGGTCGTTCTTTTGATTTTGCAATACTATCTAAAAAGATTTTAATTGAAGTAGATGGTGTTTATTGGCATGGTAAAGATTTAAACGATACTGAATTAAATGAAACACAACAACGTACACGAGAAAATGATATTTACAAAAATATGTTAGTAGAGTCATCAGATTGGACATTAATACGTATTTGGGAAGATGAAATAAAAGATTTTGATTTTAATAAGTTATGAGTAAAAAAATAAAATTATTTAGAAAAAAGCCAGAAGTTAGATATGTTGGAAGCACAATTCAACAAAATCATGGAGAATCATTAGATCATGGAATACTTGTATGGGATATTGAAACGCGTAAGGCAAAATTTGTAGAAATAGAAAATGACTATGGGTATATTACATTTGAAGTAAAAGGAACATCATTAGTTAATTATCCGAGTCGGGTACCAAATAAACCTAGAATACGAATTAAATTCGAAGATACCGATGCCGCTGATATGAAAAAATTCATAACAATGCTTCGATCGAAATATTCGGTACAAGACATATCTGTACAGCGAATTAATAAAAATTCTACGAATAATGATAATGGGTCAATAACGATAGGAAATGTTCGTGATGTTGAATATCAAAATAAGTTAATTACTGAATTTGTAGAAAACAATTATCCTCAAGCAACTTCATATGAAGTAGACGCAATTCGTTATATTAATAGAACTATAAATTCAAAATTACCAATATTAAGTCAAGTACGGCATGTAACATGGACTCCAATATCTTTTCAATTTGAAAACATATTTTCATATGGCCCAGATAATATTGTTGATTTTACTAAAATATCTGACGTAACTGGATTATTTGCACCAAATACTTCTGGCAAATCATCTTTATTGGATGCAATAACATATACTATTTTTGATAAATGTAGTAAAACTAGTAAAGCACATGAAGTTTTAAATAATAAATCTACTAGCTTTAAAGGAATATTTAAATTTCAACTTAACAATATTAATTATACTATTGAGCGTACTGGTATTATGCAAAAATCGGGACATGTTAAAGTTGATGTAGAATTTTATTCGGATATAGAAAATTTAAATGGGGAAGAACGCAGTGAAACAAATAAAAATATTAGAAAATATTTAGGATCATACGATGATTTTATTTTAACTGCATTTTCATTGCAAAACGATAGTAATAATTTCATTGATAAGTCGCAACGAGAACGTAAAGATTTACTTTCGCAGTTTCTAGATATAACGGTATTTGAACAATTATATCGATTAGCATCAGAAGAAATAAAAGAAACTGCCGGCAAACTAAAAGAATATCAAAAAATTGATTTTCCGATTATTATATCAGAAGCCGAAAAAATTATTAATGAAAACAAAGATTATATCATTAGTTGCGAAACTTCTGAATCTATACAAAATAATACTAGAAATGATTTACAAAATCAGATTTTAGAATTAATTGAATCAAAATATCCAACCACATATACTGGACCTTCAATTACGGATCTAAAAAACGAAGAAACGAAACTAATACAGAACATCGAAACATTGCAATCTAATTCTGAAATAAAAGAAACAGAAATTGAAACGTTAACAAAAATAATTAAAGAAGATAAAAAGAAACTAAAAACATATGATATTAAACAATTACAAGATAAATCGATTGAATTGTTTAATTTAAAACAGGAACTAGTTGATTTAGAAAAACATATTAGTACTACACAAAGGATAGTCAATGAAAAAGAAACACAGATTAAACATTTGGCAGATCATCAATACGACCCAAATTGCCAATACTGTACATCTAACGTTTTTGTTCAAAGCGCAACAAAAGCAAAGGATACGATTACCAATGATCAAAAATTATTAACGGAACTAACTGAAACAAAATTAGAGTTACTGGAAAAAATTAAATCGTATTATGAATATGAAATAAAACTATCTGAAGCTCAAAATTTAGAAACAAAAATTAAAACAATTAATGCTGTTAAGTTAGAAAAAAACGAATTGTTGTTACAGATTATTGAAAGTGATTTACAAACTAAAGAATCTGAATTAGAAACAAATCAAGAACGGCAAGAACATTTCTTTAAAAACAAAACAGCGATAGAACAAAATTCTGTTATTGACTTGAAAATACAAGAAATTAAACAACAACTAGTTGATATTGATACTGAATTAAAGTTAATAACAAATAACATAAAAAGCAAATATGGTGGAATTGAAGTTGCTAAAACAAAAAAGTTAAATGCATTGACTCAATTAGAAACATATAAAAAGTTAGAAACTGAATATAAGGCGTATGAATATTATTTAGAAGCAGTTAAACGCAATGGTGTGCCATATGAATTAGTAGCAACCGCATTGCCGAAAATTGAATCTGAGATTAATAACGTTCTTAATCAGATTGTAGAATTTAATATTGTTTTACAAACAGATGGAAAAAATATTAATGGTTATATCGTGTATGATGAAGATAATAGTTGGCCATTAGAATTAACATCTGGCATGGAACGATTTATTTCTTCATTAGCTATACGAATTGGATTAATTAATGTTTCAGCGTTACCTAGGCCAAATTTTATTGCAATTGATGAGGGGTGGGGAAGTTTAGATGCTGATCATTTAGCTTCTGTAGTTAATCTGTTTGAATACTTAAGAACAAAATTTGATTTTTCAATTATTATCTCACATGTAGATTCTATGCGGGATATGGTAGACAATTTATTAGAAGTTAATAAAATTGATAGTTTTAGTAAAATTGTCCATACATAACATATTATTATGAAATGGTATTTATTATAAATTGATATTATTGGTATGAAACGAAAAACAGCTGTTAAACAAAATTTAGAAAACATCC